CTTCGGGGCCAGTGAATGCGGCAAAGAGTCCGACGACGAGACCGGCGATGGCGTCAAACAGTGGCTGTGCGGTCATGACCGCCGCAATCACGGCGTTAAATCCGCCGGTGATGGCATCCCACGGCACCGCACTGCCGAAGCTCGTAAAGTTGTTGATGAGCGTTGAAATCGTCGTAATGATTGCTGTCCAGTCAAGCCCGCTGATGAATGCGGCGAAGCGCTCAGCGAGATTTTGCACAACGGGAATGACTGACGACATCATCACATTGCTGAGACGTGTCAGCACGGGTAGAAGCGCCGTGCCAATTGCCTCTTTGGCGCCGTTCATCTGTTCTGCCATCAGCACCTGTGCACCGGTAAACGTTTCGGTCGCCGCTAAGGCACTGCCACCGAACTGCACCGCCATTTCTCCCAAGATGAGGTTCTGTGCGCTGGCGATGTCGCCCGCTTCCATCATCGTCTCCACCATGGCGATTTGCTGAGCAGTGAATGACACGCCCGATCGAGACAATGCTGACATGCCCTTGACAGGGTCATTCAGCGCTTTACCCATCATCATGGCAGCGCTGCTCACGTCCATACCCAGCGCTTGCGCCATGTCGAGCGATGCTTGGGTTGCGCCTTCGAATTGTTCGCCAGCCACTTTGGTAAAGGTGGCAAGGACGTTCGTCGCACCAAGCACCTGGTCATCAGTAAAAAGCGACATTCCCTCCGTCGCTGACAATGCGGTGGCAAGCTCCGCCATCTGTTCGGCACTATATCCTGCCGCCATGCCGGTCGATTCAACGACCGCCTGTGTCTGACGAAATGCGTCTTGCCAGCCCGATGCTTCGCTGATGCCGTCAGTGACGAAGCTGGTAATGCCACCAATCACTGCGGAGCCGAGTTGCCCAGCTAAGCCAACAGCGCCGGCGCCGATGCTCTGAAATGCACCGCGCGCCAGCTCTTTCATGCCGTCAAACTTACTGCCACTTTTCTGAGCGGTTTCGCCGACGTCCTTGATAGCGCTCTCGGCTTTTTTCGCCGCCGGTGTGACGTCGTCGTTGCCGGTGAAATTGACGATAACCTGTTCAGCCATTGCGCTTCGCTTTCTGTCGCTTCTCTCTCACTTCGTTCTCCACCTGTATCATCGCCATGTGCTGTCTGATGACGTGCCATGATGGCAGGTACTGTGGTGGACAGTGGTAGACGTCGCGACACATCTGCAGTTCTATGTACTCCAGCGGTGCCGGTTCCTGTGTCCACAGGTGGGCAAGCACCGCCGTCCTTAGTTTCCCATGTCGGCGGTCATCTCTTTGACAATGGCTTGTGCAATCGCCTTAAGATGTTTAGCAGGTAAATCAAGCACGTCCATGCCCTCAGGCAATTCGACGCACTTGGCATAAATCGGAATCAGTGCGCTGATGTCGCCGTTCGCGTTTTGGATGGCGATGACATCGCGGATGGTCAGGTTGTCCGCATTAACGGTGTACTGTGGTGTGGTCATAGTGAGGGCATCTCCTATGTGTGCAGAAGGATCCATTTGGGCATCTCCCGCGTCAGCGGTACTGGTGGCTATGCGGTGGATGCCCGACACCGCACTGCCCAAACTATGTGGTGTACGTGACGCCCGGCGCCATGACGGTGATGCTGGCAACGACCGGCCCCGCGCTCGACGCTTCGACAGCAGGGAAGTCAATGCTGGTGATGTAGCCACCGGCCATCGTCTCACACTGCTTGCCCGTGGTGCCCTTTGGCTCCCACTTGACTTGCACCAAGTCGCCAGCTTTGAACGCAGCATAGGTAAGTTCCCACGCCTCGAGCGCCACTTCAGTGTAGAGAAAGTTGACCGTGACTTCAACGGCTTCCTCTTTGCCCAGCAAGATGATGGGGTTGGCGCCGTCGAAGGTGAATGTTGAATCGTTAACGCGCGTCGCTGTGGTGACGTCTACGCTCTGTGCGGTACCGCTGTGGTCAACGTAGGCACCGGCAGCAATCTTAATGCTGACGGCGGCGGCTGACCCAGTGATGGCTCCAGTGGTCTGTGCCATGATGTCCTCCTATTGGATAATCTCTCGTATGGTCAGCGTCGCCGTGACCACGTCGTAATACCTGCCCGATGCCTGTGGCCACTCGAGTACCTGCGCTCTGACACCAAGCCCCGTCAGCGCCCACGCTGAACCTTGCAACGTCCGTGCGGCGTTGTGGTACGACGCCATGTACGTCTCAAGCCCCGGCGCAACGTCTTTCAGTCCAATGCCCATGCCCGCCGCCCTCAGCATCGCCACGTCGGTGATAGTCCACTCGGTTTGCATGAGGTGTCCACTACCACCGAGTGTCTGCACCGTCGTGCGTGATGACATCATGCCGATCGCACTGATGATGCGCACTGGCAGGTCAGCAACCTCAACACTGTCCTTCAGCGTGGCACCACGATACACTGTGGTCACACCGCTGACGGACATTGCCTCGACCGCGTCTAAGATGGCGTCTATCTGACTGCCCATGCTATGACCTCCGGATAAATGGACGAAGCATCTCGCGCACATCCGCAGGGATGCGCTGTGCGGCAAGCATCACGCCATCAGCGCTCATAATCGCACGGTCGCTGTCTGGCGTGCCTTCACGCTGACGGTACAGGTAGCCAGCAAGTCGAAGTGTTGCGGCGACAATGTCGTCAGGGACATCGAGGCTGTAGCTCCACTTGCCAGCAACTTGCACCGATGCTTCAACGCTGCCGTTGTACGTCCAGAAGTAGCCACTGCTTGACTTGATGCGGATGGCGTTGGTTGGCACGACGTTCAGTGGCAGAAGCACTACTTGGTTGTTCGGTATCGGTGTGCCGTCGCCATTGGTGATGCTTGTGAGCTCTGCTAAATCGTGTGATAGATTCAGCGTGTAATCATCAAGCAAATCACCGCCAAAGCGCTCAAGCATCGGTGTAAAGTAGTGGACATGCGATGCAGCAGGGCCGTGGTCTGCTTCAGGCTCAAAGTGGCGATGACAATGCCGGTCAATCATCGCCTGTGCACGGTTGATCGCATCGCTCAGCAATGAATCATCGCTTGACGATGTGATACCGAGGTAGGCTTTCAGTGCGGCCGTTGTCGTGTACGCCATCTATATCACCTTTTTCTTTGGCTTTGGCTCTGGCTCTGGCTCTTGCAAAATAATGAGCGTTCCTCGGCTGGCGAGACGCTCAGCATCGCTCTGGCTGAAGTCGATGATGTCGCCCGCTTTGTATGAGCGCATCATCGTTCCTTCGACCCGAATGATGTCTTTGAGTAATTGACACTTCACCATATGGCATCATCTCCAGTGAGAGCGGTGGAGTTAGCACCGCTCTCACAGTAATTCGGTTATGGCTGGACGATGTAGGCAAATGCCTCAGGCTGAATCACGTCGCCACCGAAGCGGTAATCAGCGAAGATTGCCGTCTCGTTGTTGGCTTGGTAGAGGTATGGGTTGCGGCTAATCTCAATGCTGCCGTTCTCAACGAAACAGTAGTATGAGAAGTTGCCGAACACCACTGACTTCACCGTGGTAGCAATGGCGGCAATGGCGTCGCTGACAATGACTGGGTAGCCTTGGATGTCGCGACCGTTGCCAGCTGGCGTTGGCTGGAATTGGAACCAGTTGCCAGTCAAGCCGCGGATGTAGCCGAGGGTGCTGTTTCGCATGGCGAATGCAGTCTGGCCCAATGTGGCGTACTGTGACGGAATCTTGTGCTGCAAGTTGATGACGTCGCTGGCGTCGATGGTGGTGGCGCTGGCGGCGGTTTCGCTCTGCGTGGCTCGAGCAAGAACACCATATGCCTCATTGGTGCCCGTACCGGCAAGCACTTGGTTGTTCACTGCCACGGCGAAGCGGGCGGCGATGTGCTCGGAAACGAACTGCTCAAGGTTGGCGGCTTGGTCGCTCAAAAGTTCGTTCGACATCTTCATTGAGATGTTGTTGCGGTAGATGGTGATGGTCTTCGTGTTGGCGAAGTTTGGCTCGCTGAAGTTGGCGGCGCCTGACTCTGCGACATATGCGCTCGAGCTTTGTGTGCTCACGGCTGGAACGTCGATTTGGCGACGTGAGGTGGTGAGGCGCATGAGTGGAACTTGGCTGAGCAAGCTGAGCTCATCACGACGAGCGATGATGCGGTCGTAGAAATCCTTTGGTACCAAGTAGCCACCGTTGTTGTTCGTGCCTTCCACCAAAGTTGCTTTAGCAGCCACATGGTCGCCAGTGCGAATCCAGTGCTTCAAAGCCTCGGTTGGCTCATTGCTGAAGCCACGAGTGGTCACGCTCTTGGTTGATGGTGCGGCGATGACGCCACCCTGTACTGGCTCGCCGGCAAGCTCGCTGATGGCTTGCTTCACTGCGTCTTTAATGTCTGACATGGTGTCTGATTCCTTGCTGATAGATGTCTGATGTGTATCGTCAGGCTCTAGCGTTGCATCAGCATGGCTCGATGCGGTGCTCTCTTCGCTCTTGACTTCGGTAACGGTGCGTGGCTCTGCTGGCGTTGGGGTGAGGCTGATTTCACCGACAACCCAGCGCTTGAGCTCTCCGGCTTCACGTACCACGAGGTGCGACAGTGCGCCGGTTGACAAACCGAGTGCGCCGCTATCGACGAGCTTCATCACCTCTTTAGCGTACTTGTGTCGGCGATCAAGCTCAATCTCCACGTCAATGCCTTCATCGTCTGGCATCCACGCTTTGACCGTGCCAATCTGCGACTTGATACCGCCGAGGCTGTGGTCGTAGTACACTGGCATTCCGACGAAGCTACGGGTATCGCCGAGGTCGGTGTCACGGGTGAACGTGTCGCCCGCAAGGTCACGGCCACCGTAGATGATGCCTCGACCTTTGAGCGTGTAATCACCAATGGCTTTCACTGCGTTCATGATGCCCCCATCAGCTTGCGTGCGAAGGCCTTGACCTCGTCGCTCACTGCCTCTTCTGATTTCATCGTACGGGTGCTGTCAAGGGCATCGACGACCTCGGCAATTCCCTGCTCCATTTCGAGCTGTTCTTCGGCGTATTCCTCGCCGTGCTCTTCGTCGTCGTAGCCATCGTCGCCAAGCTCCACGCAGATGTGAAGCATCATCTTGAGTTGCTTGCGCATCGCACGGATGAGCTTCATATCCGCTTCGCTGTGACGCCGTGATGCCTTTGCTTCCATCTCGTCCTCCTCATCAATAATCGCTTGCGCCCAATCTCTTCCCTCGTCGCCTCCCCAGCCCATCCACGCTTGCCATCCCTTGCCTTGCTCATCCCACGTCGCACCCTCTTTGTCGACTTCGTGCCGTGCAAAGTAGGACAGCATCCGGCGCAAGGTTGCCACGCTGACGGGGCGGCGTTCTGCGAGTTGTCGTGCTCGTGCGAGTCCCACTAGCGTCATGCCTTGCTCACTTGGTGGTTTGCTGTCACGCACTTCGAGCGCCATGCGTGCATTGTCAGCGACGGCTTCTGGCGGAATGTGCGTGTCGCTCTCGGCTTTGTAGTCTTCATCGGCTGTGGCGATGGTCAGCGCGGTGTAGTACGCTTGTGCATCGTCTCGATCGTCGTAGCATTCGAGCGGTGTCATCGTGCCTTCTTTGAACACGCAGAATTGTCCATCTTGTTCCATCACTTGGTATGGCATTTAGCCCTCCATGTTCGCTATTGCTTGGCGCACAATGTCGTCAAGCAGTCCGGTCTGTGTCACCTCTTCGACAGCAATCTTGCCGGTCTTCCATCGCCCTTTGTGGATGTCGGCTTGTTGGTCACCAACGACGTATTGTGCGTAGGGTGCGTCACTATATAGCACAACGTTCTGCCCTTCATTGGCCACACGGTACGATGCCTGTAAGTTGGCGCTTCCTATCGTCTTTGCCGATGCACGCACGTACGGCACACGGATGTCACCACGCTTGATTGCTGCCATGACGAAGCGCCGTTGTCGCTCACTGACGAAACGCATCGCTCCCCGTGGTGGCGGTGGGATGTCGCGCTTGAGCACGGCCATAACCTCGGTAGCAAACGCTGTGGTTACCACTTCGCGTAAGTGCTGATAGGCATCGAGGCTGAACTTTGACAGCACTTTGATGTTGATGTCCATCGTTAATCCCTCCGTCGTACAGTGATGTAGGTTGAGCATCGGCAATTCGGGTGCGCTGGTGGACCATCGACGAGGTCAGCGGGCCACTCATCTTTTGGCGAGTTGTGCAATGGCCCACAGATAGGACATGCGAGTTCGTCGTTCTGCGTTGTCCAATACATCGTCGTCGTGATGCCGTTCTCGGTGAGGTAGGCTTGGTAATTGTCAACGGCTTGCGTTGATG